TTTACTATTATCATCCATTTTTAATATAATATTATGCCACCGTTTTGTGATTGTTTACCACAGTATAACGGATAAGCGTTAGTATTTGTTTTTCTATATTCTTTTATATAATTATCTATTTCGTCTATAAATGTTTCTGCTTTAGACAAATAATCATCTCTTATTTGTCCATAACCTAAATCACTCGCTGCATCAGCAGTGTCAGATAAATTTAAAAACACACCACCTTTAGAAACTTGGTTTCTTAATTGTGGTAAAGCAACATAAACTATATAATGTGCTAAAGCTGGTTTTATATAATCATCTAATAAAGTAGTATTATCAGCAGTCAAAGAAGAAGCAGCTATTTGTGTTGTTAATTCATCGTAAAAATCAACACCCAAAAAAGATTTAACATACTTTCTTTGAGTCATTAAAATATATTGGTCAAAGTAAGCCGTATCAATGTTTGCATCAACAATAGCTAAACTTTTAACTTCACTCGTTGTTATCATCTCCGTTGTTCGGCTCATTTTTGTTTTCTTCTATTGGTTCATACCCAAGCAACTCACGCTGCTCATTAATTGACAATACTTCTTTAGGCTCAATCTTATCTTCAATACCTACTGGAGCAACATTTAAAACATCTAATTTAATATCGTTAAAACCAGCTATCTTTAATAAGTCGTTAAACATTCTTAATAAAGGCTTTTGGAATTGTGGTATAACAACACCTTTTAAAGCTATGTTGTATTCGTTTCTTATTTGTTGATTGCTCCCTAAACTTCCAGCTTGTGATATACCAGCTAAAGAAGCAAACCATCTATGCCCAGCAATTATAGTTTGAGTGGCTAAATTTTGTAGTTCTAACAATTCTCCTTCTCTTGCTGTTGTAAACTCTGTTATATTAGTTGCTTGGTCTAAACTATCAACTAATTGAATTAACATTTTATGGTTGTTACCTTCGTCTGTAAAACTGTCTTTTATCTTTTCAACATATTCTTGCTCTGTCATTCCCTCTGGTGCTTGACCTACAATATCCATTGCAACACTTGGAAAGAAACCGTTTTTAAGTTTATCAAGATTAAATTGAACTATTTTATATTCTACATCAGCCCACTTTAATATTTGTAAATGTTCTGGTAAACCATAATAATCATATTCTGGTACATCATTTTTTAAATGATAAATAAAATGTTCTTGTTTAGTGTCTAATTTACCATCCCAAAGAGGTATTTCTTTAACTGGATAGTCTTTAGAGTTGTAAGTTGGTTGGTTTTCAATATCTCTCCAATAAGCAGATATATAAGCAGTTTCTTCACTTATTCTAACTTTTGAAGCATCCATAAAAAACTGACTTGTAAACTCTTTGCCTTTTATAACTTCTACATAAGCATTACCACTATAAATAAAGTCATAAGCAGCTTTGCCAAATAACCAATGTTGTGATTGTCTTTTATTATTTACTTCACTTAAATAAGATTGTAAATTAACGTCTAATTCATAGAAACTCTTAGCATCTCCATTAATAGAGTATGTAAAGTCTTGACCTTGTGTGTAAACAGCTTTAGATTGAACTATTGCACCGTGTGTTGGACTTCTTTTAGCTCTTGCTGCTAAATCATTTATGTAAATATTGTCGCTATCCTTAAAGAATGGAAACCACTTAGTTTGCTTAGTGCTTTTCGCTTCCTTTTCTTGCGTTTGATTTACGTCTGTGCTTACTGCCATCGCCTTTATTTGAGGCGTTTTTTTCTGTTGCTGTACTTTCCGATGTCTCGGTTTCCTCGCTTGTGGTTTCTTGTTCATATTGTTCTACAAATTCGCAATTAGCTTTGAATAACTTTTTTAATTTTGTTTGGCTTAAATCAGTTGATAAGATGATAATTCCATCACCACACCACTTTTTACCAAGACCACTTTCTTTAATTCTATACATAAATTTTAGTATTATAAAGAGGGGATTTTAAACCCCTCTTATTATTAACTACCGAAACTAACAGTTCCACTTGAATTAGTATCAATATCACCAACATACTCGCGAGCTATCTCGCCAGATTTACCAGTCATTGTTACCATATAAGCGTTTTGTCCTTGTAATTCAGCTTCTAATATTGTTGTGATGTTAGCTCTTAAAGCTGCATCACTTCCTAATATTTCATCATAACCAACTATAAAAGATTGATTATAAGTACCAGTTGAAATATAAGTTTCAACTAAACAGATTAATTTACACGAAGTAAATAATTCTTGTAAAGTTTTTGCTTTTGCTTTGTCTATTCTTGGTGTCATTGCCTCAACAGTATGCTCTTGTAAAGAACTTCCGTTTTCTCTTGACCCTTCTGCATTGTAACTTCCACTTTCATCGTCTATTTGGATTTCATACCAAACATCAGAAGTAGCATCTAAAGTAACAGCAGTATAATCGTGAGAAGAACCAGCAGTAAAAGAAGTCACGTTTTCTCTGTTTATAACAAATAAACGCTTAATTCCTCCACGTCTGTTTTCATCGTCACAGGTTATAAGAATATCATTAGATAATTCTGCCATTTTATTTAATTTTTTTAAGTTAAGAGGGAGTAATTAAACCCCCTCTATAATTATATTAGTAACCTATACAAACGTATTCGTAGTGCATAGTTTGAACACCTAACTTGAATTTAGTTGTTACTTTCATTTTCTCGTCATCGTCATCAGCGTATCTTACTTTAAATGAAGTAGACCCTTCAACAACATCAGAACCAAATACTAAGTTATCTTTAGCAGTATAAACAATTAAGTTTGAACCGATAGATAAACCACTTCCAGTATAGTGTGGGTTAGTTGAGTCAGCTAAGTTTGTATCCCATTCTGGTACAGCAACTAATTCAACACCTCTAAACATATATTTAGCAACACCATCTTGGATATATCTTTGTCCTTCGATATTACCTTGATTTTCCAAAGTAGTAGCGTAGTTATCAATAAATGTATTAGTAACGTAGAACTTCTTATCCATATTTGGTACAGCTCTTAATGTAGCAGTTTGTGCTGCCCATATTTGTCTTAAAACACCTAAAGCACCATCAGAGGCTAAAGCATCTAAATTCTCAAAAGAAGTAGCATCTAAATCGATAAAACGAGATGTTCCGATAGTTGCAGAGTTATCTACAAAATTAGTAATCCATCCGTCAAATTGATTCCAGTCAGAGTCAGCATCATTTGCATCAGCAAACCAAGCGATTCTGTGAATATCAGAAGAAGCAGCTTTTAAATACTGTGTTCTGATAATGTTATCAATAACAGTTCCACTTAAATCATCTCTGTTAACTCCAGATTTCATTAATTCAGCAAAGATTGTATCATCCCAAGCGTCAACACATTCTTCTAAGTTTGCTTTAATTTTCTCAACAGATAAAGTTTTATCTACTATTGTAGTAGTACCTCCAGCAGCAGTAAACCCACAAGTTGAGTATTTTCTTAATATTTTAGTTAAAGTTTGTGGTAAGTAAACATTTACTTTATCACCTCTAACTGGTATAAAACGGTACATCTCGCTTAAAGCAGGTACGTTTTCTTGTGGTTGATAGAACAATTCATTGATTAGTTCTTCACCAGCGTATGAGTGCGACATATTCGCATCAATTACATCAGCCATAATTTATTTGATTTTTAAAATTCCTTTATACTTATTATTTAACCTTGCAACAGTTTTGTTGATAAATGGTGAAGCCGTTTCAACTTCTTTTTTATTCTCACCTTCTGGTGATTTGTTTTCTGCTTTAGCTTCTGTTGCTACTGCATTTAACTTTTCTAATTCAGCTTTTAAGTTTTTAATTTCTTCTTCTTTAGAATTAACGATAGCATCGTTTTCTTCTTTAGCTTTAGAAATCTCACCTTTAACTGAATTAAGCATTTCAGAAACTTCTTCTTTTGAAATAGTTTCTTCTTTTGGTTGCTCTTCAACTTTCGGAGCAACTTCTTCTTTTTTATTAAAAGAGTTCATTAACTCGTCAAACTTTCCAGAGAACCAAGACTTGTTTTCTTCTGTCATTTTGATTTGATTTTTATTATTATTTAATTGATTTACTTTTTCTTTTAGTGCTTCTTTCATTTCTTCATTAGCACAATTCATTAAAACAGTTTCACTTCTATTAATGATTTCACTTGGCTCAACAACTGCATCTACAAAACCATTAGCTTTTGCTTCTTTAGCAGTCCACCAATCGCCTTTATTCATTAAAGACTTAATAGTGTTTTTGTTTAAACCAGTTCTTTTTTTATAAACATCAATAATATTAGAATTTACTTTATCCATATCATCTGCTGCTTTTCTTAAATCATCAGCCTCACCAGTAACACCACCCCAAACATTATGAATCAAAAACAAAGCATTATCTACAATTCTAATCTCGTCTGCTGCCATAGCTATGAATGTTGCAGAAGAAGCACTATCACCATAGATGTTGGCTACTATTCTACCTTTGTGAGATTTTAAAGAGTTGTAAATTGCAAAAGCATCGGAAACAGCTCCACCATATGAAGCTATATTAAGTTGAACGTCTTGTTCTCCGATTTCGTTAAGTTGATTTGTAAAGTCTTGATGTGTAATACCCCAAAAGCCGATTTCATCGTCAATATTGATTTGAAAACCGTTTTCTACTTTATTAAATATTGTCATATACAAATAATTATATAGCAAAATTAAAGACTTGCAATATAAAATGTTGTACAAACTTTGTACTTAAAGATTAAATTTCGTATTTTCTACGATTAGCAACAATTCTTCTAATGCTATCGTGATGGATTGTGTATTTATCTCCTAATTCTAAATAGATTTCTGTTTGACTTACATCTGTTTTATACAGTTCGTCAAATTCTTTTATTATAGACATATTTCTTAACCAACAATTATCAAAGCCAAGTTCAATAATTTTATGAACTACATCAATAGTCTTTTCATCTGGTGTTAAACCGTAACTAACTAAAAGTTCTTTTATTATTTCCATTCGTTTATTACATATTTAAAAAAACTTTCTAAAGCCCTTCTACAATCTCCACAAGTTCTATAACTATTCCAACTTAAAGCATTGTTATTGTGAAACTCATTAAACAACTCAATTAAGAAAGTTATTTTGTTTTTGTTTGGCTTTAGTTTACCAATCTCATTAAAAGCATCTATAACGCTTTCACGGTCTTTATATGCTATTGCTTTATGTTTTGGTGCTACCATAAGCCTTTAGGACATTTGGAGTCTTTTAAAGACGTTTTTAATAGTAAGCTACACTTACAAATTTTACACTGGCTAATTCTTCTGAAGATAACGAAACCGAATAATTTAAAGTTTCCTCGCTTGTGTGGACATATATCACACACACTTCTTCTATATTTCTTTTTGATTTCACTTACAAACATAATTTTGGTTTACTATAAAATTACAAAATATTATTTAGAATGATGCTTCACTTGCAATGTTTAATACTTCGGTTGCTGTATCTGTTGTGCTTGTAGCTACATTAACAACAGTTTTGTCATTTATACCATCAACTATTGCAGAACTAAATTCTTCTAAGTCTAACGAACCACTTGCAAAGCCTTGTTGAGAAGCAGTTACTCCAACATTACTTGGCAATGCTCCACCACCTTGAAACTTCGTTAAACGTCCACCCCTTTCAAAAGCAACACCACCACCAGCTTCATTAATCGCACTTAATAACGGTGCAAACATTTCAGTACTTCTTTTGTTTATTATTGCTTCCCCACCTTCTGCTTCAAAACCTAATTGACCACCTACTGAAAATGGTATTCCACCGTTTGCGTGAGATGGGCCATTAAGAACACCACCATCTTCAAACTTAATACCGTTAATTTTAGCAACAGTTGATATTCCGTTTGCTATTGTCGATGCAGCTATCAATGGCCCTACTATTGGGCCAGCTCCTATTGGTGGTGGTGCTAAAGCAGCAGCAGCTCCAGCATAAGTATTAATTAAAGCTCCAGCAGTTGCTAACGCTTTTTGTTCGTTGCTACCTTCTTTAGCTAATGTGCTAAATGAGTCAAAAACACCAGCAGCAGCATTTAAGGTGGCTAATCTTGATTCACGTTTTATTGTTTCTAATTCTGCTAATTTTTTTGCGTTTTCTTGTTCTTGGGCGTATTCCTTATCTAATCTTTCTTTCTCCTTTTGGAAAAACGCCTCATCTTCTGCATTTTGCTTTTCTCGTTTAATCTCTTTTTCTTCTTCTTCTTTAGCAATTCGTTCAGCCTCAAATTCAAGTCTTACCTCATTAAGTCTTTGTATTCTCTGCTCTTCTAATCTAGCTAAAACTTCTGTTTCAGATCCGTATTTTTCAATAGCATTTTGAATCTTATCATCAAACTTAGCGTTCTCTGCTGCTAATTCTTTCCCAAGACCTTCTTCCATCATTTGAATCTCTAAGTCTCTCAACATCTTGATTTCATCAGCTTTCATTTTAGCTCTTTCATCCGCTGCTTTTTTTCTTGCGTTTTTTTCTTTCTCTGTAACTTCTATTGCTTCTGTATTATCATCTAATGCTGGAGATTCAGCTTTTTTGGCGCTTGATAACTCCCTTGATATTATCAATTCTCTAGCAGCTAAATCTAACGCTTTTTCTTTTAATAAGCCAGACTTTGCTAATTGTCTTAACTCCTCTGTTGTCAATGTGTTTAAGTCTTCTTTGTTTTTTACAACGCTAGAAATAATTTGACTGCTTTCTTCAAAAATATCATTTGATGATTCTTGTAAAGAATTTGTATCCCAAACTGAATTATTATAGCTTTTAACAGCATTAGACGCAGAACTCAACCACGAAACATTTTCCTCTATTATCTTTATCTGTTCTTCTTGAGTCTTATTATTTAGTAAGTCCACTAATCCCTTTTCATTTAAAGCCTTAGTACCCTCAAATATTGCATCATTCAGAAGTTTTTGTGTCGATGCTTGAAACTCTGAAGTTAGTGATTGTTGGTTAGTAACTTCTTCAACAGCCTTTGCTATTGTAACTCTTTTCCCAAAATTACCATTAAGACTCTTAACAGCCTCGTCTACATTTTCTAAATTAACAGCCTCAACTCCTAAGTTTTTTAATAACTCTGGATAGTTATTATTAAGGTCTTTAATTATATCTAACCTAGTTGATGTATTAGTATTTACGTCATTTAATTTCAAAGTTACACCAATTAATTCATCTTGTTGTGTCTTTAAACTATCACTCAGCTGATTGGTTGGAGTTAAAGCACTTAATATTGATGTTCCAGTATTAACAAACCCACGAGCAAGTTTGCCTAACATACCATTACCATCTTCTAAAGATAAAACAAACCCTTCCCAAGCACTCCCTGCTTTAGTAATATCTCCACTAAGATTATCAAGCATTGTGTCAGCCATTTTTTTTGCAGCACCATCAGAATTTTCTAAACTTTCAGTCAATTTATCTACACTCCCACCAGTTTCAGCTAAAATTACACCAGCAGTAGAACCTCTTGTTCCAAAAAGTTGCATAGATGTAGCATTTTTGTCGGTAGAGTCATTAATCTTTTGCATTGCTTCATCAAAAGTCAATCCTTTCTTTGATAATTGTAAAAATATATTTCTTAAAGAAGTACCAGAAGTTGAAGCATCTATACCTCTATCAGATAAAGTTCCTAATAAAGCAGTTGTTCTCTCAATACTAACCCCAGCAGTATTAGCTGTTGCACCAACAATAGGAAGGGCAGTTGATAGTTTACTAAAATCTAAAGCAGATTTAGCAGCACTTTCAGCTAACACATCATTAACCCTTCCAGCTTCCTCACTATCTAAACCAAATTGTTTTAATAAAGCACCAGTCAAAGCAGCTTGCTCCCCTAATTCACTACCTAATGCAGCAGCTCCATTTAAAGTGGCTTTTGTCATATTTAAAATGTCATCAGTAGGAAAACCAAGTTTAGCAAATTCAGTTTGTAAATCAACCACTTGTGATGCAGTAAATGCTGTTGTTGAACCAAGTTTTTTTGCTTGTGTCTTTAATGAAGCCATTTGTGTTTCAGTAGCTCCCAAGACTGCTTCTAATTTACTGTTAGCTTTTTCAAAGTCAACAAATATATTAACAGCACTTCCAACCAACTTTGTAACCCCAACTATTGCAGCAGTAATACCAATCATAGAAGTAGCCCATTGACCCATTCCTTTTCTAACACCAGCTACAAAACCACTATTCTTTTTTAAAGCGTTGTTGTTTTTAAGTAAAGCGTTTTGATGGTCTGTTAAAGCGTTTCTATTTGCTTTTAATTGTACGTTTAAATCTGCTCTTTGCTTGCTCGCTTGCTTAGATGTTATTAAACCATCTCTTTCAGATTTATTTAAAGCCTTTCTTGCATTGCTTACTTGGTCAAAGTTAGCTTGTAATTGTCTTAGTTGTGCATCACCTTCAATTTGAACGGCTATTGCAATAGTTTTTGTACTCATATTTTAAGTCGATGTCGATATTATTTTAAATTCACTATTTTCGTCTTGCTGTATTGTGTAAGTATTGTTTATTGTTGTTTCAGTTATTCCAGTAGCATCGTCATCTATTTCTATAGTACTCCCAGAACCATCAGGACCTCCTATAATATTCATTGTGTTTGCAGAAGCTACTTTTTTAATATTCCAAGTTTTACCAATTCCAACTAAACTTAGTGTCAAAGTAACGTCCCCACCACTTGTGTCTACTAAATAAGTATCTACATTCCCATCAGCAGTAGTGTCAGATGTAATTGTTAATACGTTTGAATAATCTCCATTAGCTGGCAATAAACTCCCATTAAAATAAACACTACCATTTTCTGCAACTCTTATTAAACTGTTTCTTTCGTTTTCATTTGAGCCAGTACCTAAGATAAATATATCACTACTATTGTCAACATTGTAAGTACCCAATATTGTTTGACCACCACCACTTGACCTTAAATTGTTACCTAAAACTGTATTACTATCATCAGCTACTATATTGTTAAAACCATAGTTTGTGGATGGATAAGTAACTGAATTGCCACTAATACTATCTGTTGCGTTACCGTTATTAAGATTAAAACCACCGTTTATTGGGTCATCTCCGATTTCAGTTGATATTGGACCTAATGGAAAACGTGCTAAAGGCTCATAGTTTTTAGCTTGTACTAATACAAATGGTGTGCTTTTCTTACTTTCAGATGGTTTAAAACCACTCACTTTATCTATACGCCAATAGCCTTCTAATTCTGGGTATCTATTATCTATGTAGATTATTTTTCTAAAGTCTAAATTGTTATAGTCAACTAAGTCAAAAGTCAAATTTACTTTAGCTCTTTTACCTTCTATTATTTCTCTTGAAGTTAAAGAATAGTGATTAGACCAAATACCATTTTCTGTTTCAGTATCTTTAAAACTTAACACTCCATCAACACCAGCTAAAGTAACACCGTCTTTGATTATAGAAAACGGTAAAGCATAAGGTATTGTAGTTCTTTGTGCTACTTCTGTTGAATATTGAAAACTTGGCGTATTACTATCTAAAGTTGATTGCGTACTGTAATTAAAATATAATATGCGTGGTTTAAATACAGTTGTTGCAGTCGGTGTTGTTTCACTATTCCAAAGTCTTGCAGTATAAAAAGGATAACCACCACCACCATTAATATCTTCTATCGTGTAAGTTGCAGCTATTTCTTTTGTTTCTAACTTAGATGTACCAGCTTTAAATTTAGTTGGATATGAATGTTCATAGCTTAACCAATCATCTCCAGCATCCTCATTACGTTTATTTAAGTATTTATCGTTACTATCTTTTTTATAACTGAATTTATGACCTTGTTTATAATATAATGAGTTGTAAGTAATTTCTATTTGATTTGATTCATCAATTCTATCTGTGTAGTTTGTTGCAGTATTTAAAGCGTTATAAAAGTCATCTCTTGGCTCTGCATAAACTGTTTTAGTTCCTTTGTTTACTCTCCAAATAATATTAGCAGTTTTACCAATATCACTAACCATATCTAATAGACTTACTTTGTCATCAGATACATCTTTCCAATTAAAAACTTCGCCCTCTTTTATTTCTGTTGTTGGTTTAAATACTATTGGATGGTTTTCGTGTTCTAACTTAAAATACCAAGTAGTTGGTGAAATTGTATTAGCACCTTTAACTGTAAACCTATATGTTAATTCTAATATATCTCCAGCTTGTAAAGCGTGGTAATTTGTCTTAAATGTTGATACTATAACATCTTCCCAGCGTGTACCACTTAATACATTTGTTGTTGTTGTTTTGTTTGATTCATAGGCAAACATATAAAATATACTTGACCCTCTCGTTACTTTTACCCTATAATCTATGTTGTAAAAATTCCAATTATCAGCATTATCATAAGTTACTGTCCTCTCAAGTGTGCCAGCTACTCTATAAGTAGTGTCATAGGGTACTACATATTGATTAGAAGCAAAGTTATTACTATCATCTTTTAATGGTAGTGGCGTTTCTATATAATCAGCAACTTTAGTTTGTGTTGCAAAATCTACTCGACCACCAGTAAAAGTACTTCCTTGATAGTTCAACAATTTATCTGTAAATTTAATTTTTTCAGCAGAAAATGTAACAGTACCATCAATAGTAAAACTATTATCAAAGTTAGTAGCTACACTATCCATTTTAACAACAGCACTTTCTGTTTCTTGCCTATCTACATCTTTAAAGTTATTACCAAAGAAAGGTATTATTAATTGCTTTTCACTTGCTTGGTTAAAGTGAGTACTATCGAAATTATAACCAACAGATTTAAAAGCATCGTTTAAATAATCTAAAGCAAAATAATCTGGGTATAAATCAACAACATTAACAACATTAGCTTGTGAACGATTACCTC